GAGTGCGGTGGAGTTGCAACCGTTATCCATATGTACGATACCTACGATAGAGCAGACTTTGGGTGGGATGCCGGTTGTGGGAGATATAGGGCTGGTGATGGTCTCCACACAAAGGAGATGAAAGTATCTGGGCTACCCAGCAAAGAAAAAGCAATCGAAGCATGGAACAGGAGGGTGACGATGGCTGAATACATAAACCGTGACGCAGCAATATCACTAATCAAGCAGTATGGACATGATGCAATAGACGGTGGGAGATACAGCCTTGACACTGTTGACGATTTGGTGGAAATTGCAAAACGCATTGAAGCACTTCCAACGGAAGATGTGGCGCCGGTAGTGCATGGGCGGTGGGAATGGCTTGGGCTAAATAGATTAGTTACAGATTGTATGTGTGGGACTTGTTCCGCTTGCAAGGTCAGAAGCAAATATATTGTGAACACGATGCTCTGCCCCAACTGTGGTGCAAAGATGGACGAAAAGGGGGATGTCTATGATTAAGCCATACATCAAAAATGAAACTGCAGTGGATATTATCTGTAGTATCTGCGACAGAATGTATCCGGGAATGGGCTGTGAGCCTGCCGACTGTGAGTGGACCGACTGTGAGTGGATGAAGATGCTGGCGGAGGAAGCTGTTGATGCAGTGCCGGTGGTCAGATGCAAGGACTGCAAGTACAGAGATGGCACGCCGGGGCAGCCGAATATACTTTGTGCGCAGATGCACGAGGACGATTTCTGCAGCTATGGAGAAAGGCGGGCGGAAAAGGAACCGCCGGAGGAGGGAGAAACATGATTGACTACAAGCGCATCTGCATTGACGAGCTGAAGTGCCATAGCTATAAGCTCCGGTCGTTGGAAAGCCTGCCGGAAGAAATCCGCCGCTACAATGAGCAGATGGACGGCATCCGGTCCGCTACCAGCGATGCTACACCAGTAAAGGGCGGTGGCTGCGGCCGGGAAGATCATTTGATTAACGCAATCTCCCGCCGGGATGCGCTCTCGGCAAACCTTGCGGTAGTCAAGTGGCAGACCTCCCAGGTTGAGAAAGGACTGGCCTGCCTGACGGAAAAGCAGCGGCGCATCCTTGAGTTGTTCTACATCCGCCGGGAATACGGCTACATACAGCGGCTTTGCCAGGAGTTCAACGAGAGCGAGCGGCAAATCTACTACGATAAGGACGAAGCCCTCCGGAGATATGCCCTTTGCCGGTATGGGTTGACCGAACTGTAAAGTTTGCAGAAACATTGCAGAAATAAGATGCATATACAGTGTATACTGATAGTGTGGTAAAACACAGACTTCCCTTGACATTCCTCCTGGTGGGGAGCCGGGCCCCTAATCCCGGCGATCTGCTCCCGTAGCTCAATGGTAGAGCGGCTGCCTTGTAAGCAGTGGGTTATAGGTTCAAGCCCTATCGGGTGCTCCACCTTCATGTTTTACCTCCTTCTTACGGGGCCGCCGATGCCCCGTTATACCATCGGCCGAAGATACATGACCTTCGTAAAAAAGGTGCCGCGCTGGCAGGCCGCAAGTTCGCAATAGTCTGCCTTACCAAAAGCAGTAAGAGAGTACCGAAAGGCGCTCTCTTTCTTTATGCCATAAAGGAGGGGATACCTATGGATTTAATAGTCCGCAAAATCCCGCAGAGCGACACCATCAAGGTATATCCGGTATCTGATGTGCATTTGGGCAGCATCCTACACGATAAAGAGGGCTGGCAAGCATTCTGCCGCCGGGTAGAGCGGGAGGATGCTTATCTCATCCTTGGCGGCGATCTCATCAACAACAATACCCGGAACGCGGTGGGAAGCCCCTTTGAGGATTATATCCGCCCGCGGGAGCAGAAAAAGATGATGGTGGAAATGCTTACGCCCATCAAGGATAAGATACTCTGCGCGGTATCCGGTAACCACGAAGCGAGGACAGCCAGGGACACCGACCAAGACATTATGGGCGATATCATGTGCAAGCTGGACATGGAGGACTACTACGCCGAGGACATAGCATTCCTCAAACTGGAGATTGGGCGCAGGGTAACAAGAGATATCCCTATCACCAGCTATACGATGGCTGTTGCCCATGGCTCCGGCGGCGGCATTTACACCGGTGCAACGGTCAACCGCAATGAGCGCTTCGGCTACACCATAGAGGGCATTGACGCTCTGATTGTTGGCCATACCCACAAAGGCACCATCAGTAAGCCCAAAAAGATCGTGGTGGACAGTAACAACAATGTTATCCGTACCAAGCAGCTGGTAGTGGTTAGCTGTACCGCATGGCAGCAGTACGGAGGCTACGCAGCCCGGAAGATGCTGCTGCCCAGCAGCGAGAGCGACCATGAGCAGCCGCAGACGCTCCTGCTGTGCGGGAACAAGACAGGCACTAAGCGGATAACCACGGTTTGGTAACAATATTGGTAGCCCGGCATAGTAGACACCGGGAGGGACAGGGCGGGTAATGAACATTGTATTTGATTATAATTCTCCCAGGTGGCGGAGGAAGCGCCAACAGATATTAAGGCGTGACGGATATATGTGCCAGCACTGCAAGCGGTACGGAAAGGCGGTACAGGCTACAACGGTGCATCATATCAAACACGCAGATGAGTACCCGGAGCTGGCTTACGAAGATAAAAATTTAGTAAGCCTGTGTGAGGGCTGCCATAACAAGCAGCACCCGGAAAAAGCAACAGCAGCAAGGGGCCGTTACTGATACCCCCCCTATCCGTTGCGCCTTCCGCCTGTCTATGGGGACCGGCGGGGGGAACTTTTTCCAACTCTACGGTATATTTTTGAGAAAGGGGAAGCCATGACAAAGGAAAAATGGGTTGAAACTATCGGAAAACAGATGGAAAAACTCGGTACGGCCGACCCATCTTATCAATCTGCGGTAGAAACGCTTGCAGAGATACTGGAACAGCGGGATAAGACCAAGGCCGAGTTCAAAAAGTCCGGCGGTAAGTCCGTCATCGAATATACCAACAAAGGGAACGCCACAAACATGGTAAAAAACCCTCTGTTGATTCTGTGGGACGACCTCAACAAGAGCGCACTGGCATACTGGCGCGAATTGGGGCTTACTCCATCGAGTTTCCGCAAAATGACCGGCGGAGTGAAGGAAAAGGAGGAAAAGGGCGGCCTTGCCGCTGCTCTTGCCAGCCTTGAGACAGATTAAGGGTAAGAACTGGCCCGTAGTCCTTGAGTATGCCGAAAGCATCAGAGACGGGAGAAAGGTCGCTTGCAAGGAATTGCGGCAGGCTGTTGACCGTTTCTTTGCTGACCTCGATAATGATGAGTACGATTTCGCGCCGAAAGGGCCGGAGTTCTGTATTCAAATCATCGAAAAGACCCTCTGCCACCAGCAGGGGGAAAAGCTGGACGGTACACCGCTCCGGGGAAAGCCGTTCCTGTTGGAGCCGTTTCACAAATTCATCATATACAATCTTCTTGGGTTTAAGTTGAAAGGCACCGATGTGGTGCGGTTTCATGAAGCCCTTATTTTTATCCCTCGAAAGAACATCAAAACCAGTTTTGCCGCTTCCCTCGCATGGGCGCTGTCCCTGTGGTACCGGCGCAGCGGTTCCAAAACCTACATATCGGCCGCGGCTCTGATGCAGTCCCTTGAAAGCTTTAATTTTCTGGATTATAACATCCGGCTTATGGGCGAGGACGAGAAGCATGGCGGCGGTGTAAAGATCATTGACAACAACAACGAGCACTCAATGGAGGCAGAGCTTCCAGACGGCTCGTTTTTTATCCGCGCTCTGGCTGCAAACCCGGATGCGCAGGATTCTCTTAACTGCAATATTGCGATCTGCGATGAAATCCACGCTTTTACCAAGCCTAAGCAGTACAACCTTTTTAAGGAAGCCATGAAAGCCTACACCAACAAGCTGCTGATAGGTATTTCCACGGCTGGAGATAACGAACAGGGCTTCCTTGGGCAGCGACTACAATACTGCCGAAAGGTGCTGGATGGCACCATCAAGGACGAACAATATTTTATCTTTATGTGCTGCGCCAATCCGGATGAGGAGGGAAATATCGACTATACCAATCCCCTGGTACATGAGATGGCAAATCCGGCCTATGGCGTTTCCATCCGGCCGGAGGAAATTCTAAACGATAGCTTGCAGGCGCAGAATGACCCGCAGCAGCGGAAAGATTTCTTCGCAAAGTCTCTCAATGTCTATACCGGGGCTATCAAGTCCTATTTCAACCTCGACGAATTCCGGCGAAGCGATGAAAAATACAACTGGACGCTGGACGAGCTTTCCAAGCTCCCAATAGACTGGTACGGTGGTGCAGACCTCTCAAAAATGCACGACCTAACGGCGGCTGCGCTTTTTGGAAATTACAAAGGCGTGGATATCATCATCAGTCACGCTTGGTTCCCTGTGGTGCAGGCTCATGTTAAGGCCGACGAGGATGGTATACCGCTTTTCGGCTGGGCCGATGATGGACTTTTGACCATGTGCAACAGTCCAACCGTAAACCACGCCGATGTTGTCAACTGGTTTGTTACAATGCGAAAGAGCGGTTTCCGAATACGACAGGTGGGGCATGACCGTAAATTCTGCCGAGAGTATTTCATTGGCATGAAATCGGCTGGGTTTAACATTATCGACCAACCTCAGTATTTTTACAGGAAATCAGAAGGTTTCCGGCATATCGAGCAGAGCGCCAAAAATGGGACGCTGTACTATATGCATTCCGAAGCATATGAGTATTGTGTTGGGAATGTCTCGGCCGTCGAAAAGACAGACGACATGATCCAGTACGACAAGGTAAGACCGACAAACCGAATTGATGTATTCGATGCCTCCGTATTCGCCACGGTGCGGTACTTGGAGGCTTTGGATAAATCTAAAGCAGGAAAGAAATGGTGGGGTGATAAATGAGCATGGCAAATTTTTTTGAGCGCTTCCGCTCTCGGGATAAGCCCCAAACGCGGAGCGCTGTATGCCTGTGTGATGGAACCGGCTGGAAAGACCTAACCTGTTCCGGCTATACAGACCTTGCGCACAACCCGGAAATCTGTGCCGCTGTTGATAGGATTGCGTCTTTAATTGGAAGCATGACAATCTATCTGATGCAAAACACCGATAGTGGGGATATCCGGGTTAAAAATGGGCTGTCTCGTGTGGTTGATATAGAGCCGAACAGCTACATGGGCCGGTCAAACTTTATCCAGTGGATCATCAAAACAATGCTGCTGGATGGCCGGGGAAACGCTGTAGTGCTCCCAAAGACCCGGAAGGGGCTGCTCCGGCGGCTTGACCCGATTCCGGCGGCGTTTGTAGCATTTGTACCGAATGGGGAACGGTATTATAGCATCGAGATATCTGGGAAACCCTATGACCCGAATGATGTGCTGCATTTTGCCATAAATCCGAGCAATTACTACCCATGGCAAGGCACTGGGTACAGCATTGCGCTGGCTGATGTGGCAAATAACCTCAAGCAAGCGGCGAAAACAGAAAATGGCTTCATGGCCAGTGAATGGAAACCGTCTCTTATCGTGAAGGTGGATTCGCTGACGGACGAGTTTTCTGACCCGGAGGGGCGTTCAAAGCTCCTTGGTGATTTTGTGGCAAGCAATAAAGCCGGGGAACCTTGGCTGATTCCTGCCGAGCAATTCTCGGTGGAACAGGTAAGGCCCCTTACTCTATCTGATCTTGCGCTGGCAGACTTCGTAAAACTGGATAAAACGACGGTGGCAACCATTCTTGGCGTGCCGCCTTTTGTTTTGGGCGTTGGCGAGTTCAAGCGAGACGAATGGAACAACTTTATTTCTTCCCGTATCATGCCGATTGCACAGATTTTGGAGCAGGAGTTTAGCCGAAAGCTGCTCGTATCTCCGGATTACTTTTTCCGCTTCAATGTCCGCTCCCTCTACAACTATTCCTTGGAGGAAACCATCAAAGCTGGCGCGGAAATGGTTGACCGCATGGCAATGACGCGGAACGAGTGGCGCAGTTGGGTTGGGCTTACTCCACACGAGGGAATGGATGAGCTTTTGGCCCTTGAAAACTACATTCCCGCGGACCGCCTTGGCGATCAGAAAAAACTAAACGGAGGAGGTGAGTAAATGGTAGGAGCAAGACAGGCAATCAGCCGCAGTGGCGACTTCAAAACCCGCGCTGCTGATGGAAACCTCTACATTGAGGGCTATTTCGCCACCTTTACCGGCGAATACCGGATGTGGGATAAAGCCATCGAGCGCATTGACCGAGGAGCCTTTGATGGTACCCTCGGTGATGATATTCGGGCGCTGGTTAACCATGATACCACAATCGTGCTTGGCAGAACAACAGCTGGTACACTGACCCTCCGCGTTGACGATTTGGGCCTTTGGGGGTCCATCCTCATTAATCAAGCGGATCAGGACGCCATGAACGCCTATGAGCGCGTAAAGCGTGGGGATGTTTCCCAATGTTCTTTCGGCTTTGACATCCTTGACGAGGAAACCGAAATCCGGCCAGATGGCACAACCGTGTGGACTATTCGCAAAGTCAAACTGTATGAGGTATCGGTCGTTACCTTCCCGGCCTACGAGGACACCATGGTAGAGGCTCGGAAAAAAGACCTTGAAAAGATCAACGAGCGCAAGCTCGACCAATGGAGGGCCGAAGCCCTCAAAAAGCTAAGAAAGGAGTGCTGACATGGCACTGAAATCCATTATGATTGCCAAAAAGCTGGAACTGAAAAGAGCAGCTTTTGAGGCACTGGTAGCTAAAGACGCAGAATTTGCAACACGCTCCGCTGAAATCGAAAAAGCAATCGGCGAAGCTACCACCGATGAGGAGCAGCAGGCTGTTGAGGACGCCATGAACAAATTTACCGAGGAACAGGATGCCCACAACGCCGAAAAAGAAAAACTGTCCGCAGAAATCAAGGGCCTTGAGGAAGATTTGGAAAATGCCGAAAAGGATCCTCCCAAGGCTGAACCCAAAGCAGAAAAGAAAGACGAAAGGAATGATTTTACCATGAATACCATCAACATTCGCTCCCTCCCCATGAATGTGCGCGCCTTTGACGCTCTTCCCAAAGAGCAGCGTGACGCTATCGTAGCCCAGCCCGATGTGCAGACCTTCTTTGCGGAGCTTCGTAACGCTGCCCGCAGCAAGAGAGACATCACCGGTGGTGAGCTGACCATCCCTGTTGTATTCCTCGACCTCATTGCCGAGAATATGTATCGCTACTCCAAACTGATGCGTCGGGTCCGCATCCGCAATGTCAATGGCGAAGCCCGTCAGACCATTGCCGGTACTGTCCCCGAGGCCGTTTGGACTGAAATGTGCGGCGCCATCAATGAGCTGACCTTCAGTTTTAACCAGATCACTCTTGACGGCTTCAAGGTTGCCGGTTATGTTCCTGTTTGTAATTCCCTGCTGGAGGATAACGATGTAAACCTCGCCTCCTGGATCGTCGAGATGCTGTCCGAGGCTATCGGCCTTGCCAAGGATAAGGCCATCCTGTACGGCAAGGGCGCTGGTCAGAAGATGCCTCTCGGTATTGTGACGCGTCTGGCGCAGGAGAGCAAACCCAGCGATTACCCGGCCAATGCTCCTGCTTGGGTTGACCTGCACACCTCCAACATCATCACCATTCCCACCGCTTCCACCGGCGAGACTTTCTGGGCTGCGCTGGCTGTTGCTGCTGGTAACACCTTCACCCGCTATTCCCGCGGCGAGCGCTTCTGGGCTATGAATAGCAAGACCCTGGCTACTCTGCAGTCCAAGGCAATCCTTGCTACCGCTTTGGGCCGGTATGTCACCTTTGACGGTATGACCATGCCCATCATCGGCGGTGATGTGGAAATCCTCGAATTTATCCCCGATGGCGACATCGTTGGCGGCTATGGCGACCTGTACCTGTGGGCGCAGCGCTCCGGCATGACCATAGAAGCATCCCGCGAGGTTCAGTTCATTCAGGACAACACCGTATTCCGCGGCAAAGAGCGTGCTGACGGTATGCCCGTTATCCCCGGCGCTTTTGTGGCGATCAACATTAACGGCGCTTCCGTAACCACCTCCATGACCTTTGCGGCTGATACCGCCAACAACGCTAAGCTGTCCGCTCTGACCGTTGGAAACCTGTCCCTCAGCCCTGCTTTTGATGGCGATGTGCTGAGCTACACCGCTACCGCTTCCGCTGCGACTGCTGCAGTAAACGCCACTACCGAGGTTGCCGGTGCGCAGGTCGCTATTGCCTACAACAACGCCAATGTGAAGAACGGCGGCTCTGTTACCTGGCTGGCTGATGGCGCTGCCCATCCTCTGACCGTTACTGTCAAGAATGGCAACGAGACCGTTGTTTACACAGTCAATGTAACCAAGGCTTCCTAAAAGGGGGTTAAAGCATGACAGACGCTGATATCCTCGTGATCTTGAAGGTTGATTTGCAACTTTCCACAACAGCGCTTGACGATTACCTGTCGGCGTTGATCGCGTCTGCCAAGGAGTATATCGCTACCGAGGGAATCGTACTTTCCACCAGCACCGGTGATGCTATGCTGGTGGAGATGTACGCCGCCTACCTTTACCGGCAACGCCGGGAAAAGGTCGTAGCAATGCCCCGGATGCTCCGGTGGGCACTCAACAACCGGCTGTTTGAGCAAAAGGTGGGTGATTGATTTGGATGATCTCATTACATTAATCTCCCAAACCTTTGAGCAGAACGATATCGGGGTACAGATTGCCACAGAAACCACAACACAGGTCTGGGCGCGGCTGCAGTCCGCTACACGGGCGGAGTTCTATTCCGCCGGTCAAAACGGCTTGCAGCCGTCCCTTGTGGCGGTTACTCCTATCGCCAACTATGCTGGGCAGAAATTAGCCGAGTGGCGCGGCACACGCTATTCCATTTATCGCACCTATTTTGCAACAGGCAGCGATGAAATAGAGTTGTACCTTGAGGAAAAGGTGGGCAACGATGTCGAAAACGGTTAGACCGGATGAGTTGGCAACGGCAATCCTGTCCGAACTGAAAAACTATGACCAGGCCGTTACGGATGGCGTAAAAAAAGAGGTTCGGCGGGTGGCAAAGGAATGCCGCCAAGACATTGTGACCGGCAGCCCGGTACAGACCGGCGATTATAAGGCCGGTTGGCGTGACAAGGTCGCATATGAGAGCTACAGCGATATCCGTATGCGAATTTTCAACAAAACGGATTACCAGCTCACGCACTTGCTGGAACATGGTCACGCAGGCCCAGGCGGAACCGCAAAAGGCTCTGCCCGCCCATTCCCCCACATCGGCCCAGCGGAGCAAAAGGCAGAGCAGAAACTATTAACCCGTGTAAAGGTGGTGATTAAGAAAGGATGACACTGCAAGAGGTCAATTCCCTGTTAAAACAGACGAGGATGCCCGTAGCTTACGGTTACTTCAATAAGCCGCAAAAGTTACCGTATATCCTCTATCGCGTCTCCTACTCCAATAATTTTGGCGCTGACAATGTGGTGTATCACCCCATCAACCATATACAGGTTGAGCTTTACACAAAAGATAAAGACCTAACAGCAGAGGGCAAAGTCGAACAGGCTTTGTCCTCTCTGTTTTGGCAGAAGTCCGAGAGTTACATTGAAGATCAGCAGTGTAACCAAGTAGTTTATGAAATCGAGGTGTAAAAATGGCTGATAAAGTTAAATTCGGTATCTCGAATGTCCATTACGCTATCCTCGACGGGGAAAATAACACCTATGGCACTCCCGTAGCCATCCCCGGCGCAGTTAGCCTGTCTTTGGAGCCTTCCGGCGATACCACACCGTTTTATGCGGACAACATTCAGTATTTCGTAGCCGTGGCGAACAGCGGCTACACCGGCGATCTCGAAGTCGCCGTTTTCCCCGAAGCATTCCTCAAGGATGTTTTCGGTTACACTCTTGACACCACCAGCAAGGTGATGATCGAGAATGCAAACATTCAGCCCAAGTCCTTCGCCCTGCTGTTCCAAGAGGAGGGCGATGTGAACGGAACTAAGTTTGTTCTTTATAACTGCACCTGCACCCGCCCCACTCGTGAGCTGAACACCACGACCGAGAGCGTAGAGCCGCAGACGCAGACCGTCAGCATCACCGCCTCCCCGCTGGCAAACGGCAACTCCCTTGCCTACACTACGGCGGAGACCCCGGAGGCGACCGTGAACGGCTGGTACACCGCCGTATTCACTCCGACGACTGGAGGCTGAAATGAACAAAGTAATCGAGATCGACGGAAAAAGCGTAGGGTTGTGCGCTAATGCGCTGACCCCACGCATCTACCGCCACAAGGTAGGTCGGGACATTGTACGTGACCTGCAAAAGCTACAAACGGCAGCGACATCCGAGGACGGATCTTTTTCCGTAAGCGATCTTGAAATATTCGAGGATGTCGCTTTTATCATGGCTCGGCAATATGACGGGTCCATCCCGGACAATGTTGACGAGTGGCTGGAGCAGTTTGAGATGTTTTCCATCTATAAAGTGCTCCCTGCCATTTTGGAGCTTTGGAGCCTGAACAACAAGACTACCGCTGTTCCAAAAAAAAAATAAAACAAACCGTGCGTGAGCCTACCGGGTCAACCTTTATGCTCCGCTGCGCTGAACTCGGGTTATCCGATGAAGCGCTGGAGGACATGACCTGCGGAATGGTCTATGATTTGATGATCGAAAAGTCCAACGACGCAGAACAGTATGCCATAAAGGGCAGACCCGGCGGCTTGCGTGATTTCTTCGCAGGAGGTGGTAAGATTGGCTGAAAATGTTAAAGGCATCGTTGTTGAAATCGGCGGCGATACAAAGGGATTGTCGAAAGCGATCAGATCGCTGAACAGCGAAATCCGTGGGACACAATCGGAGCTTAATAAAGTCAATCGCCTGCTGAAACTCGACCCGACTAATATTGACCTGCTCAAACAAAAGGAGCAATTGCTCGGGGAACAAATCAAAAATACAGAAAACAAGGTTGAAAGCCTCCGAAACGCCAAAAAGAAAGCGGATCAGGAAATGGCGGACGGCACGGAGATCAACCAAAAACAATACCGTGAGTTAGTCCGGGAACTGACCAGCGCCGAACTAAAGCTGAAAGACCTACAGGCCGAAGCGTCCAGGAGCCGTGCGGCACTTGCACAGGTTTCAGCGGTTACCGGCGAAATAGCAGAAAAGTCCGGGAACATTGCAAAGAAGTTTGCACCGGCATCTTTGGCCTTTGCAGGAGCAGGAGTGGCAGCCACAAAAGCGGCTGTAGAATTTGAAAGCGCCTTTGCTGGCGTTGAAAAAACAGTAGACGGCACTACAGAGCAGCTTGCGGCACTCCGGCAGGGCATATTGGACATGGCAGAAGAAATTCCTGCGTCCACTACGGAGATTGCGGCGGTTGCGGAAGCTGCTGGACAGTTGGGTATTGCCACCGACGATGTACTTGACTTTACCCGCGTTATGATCGACTTGGGCGAAGCAACAAACCTTTCCGCTGATGAAGCTGCCTCTGCACTTGCCAAATTTGCCAACATTACCGGAACGACCGCTGATGAATACTCCAAACTCGGCAGTACCATTGTTGACCTTGGCAATAACTTTGCCACAACAGAGCGCGATATTGTTGAGATGGCTACACGCCTTGCGTCTGCTGGTACAGTTGCCGGGTTGTCCGAACAGGATATCCTTGCTCTGTCTACTGCCATGTCTTCTGTCGGTATTGAAGCAGAAGCTGGCGGAACAGCAATGACGCAGACACTTACCGCAATAAGCAAGGCTGTGTCTGCTGGCGGTGATGATCTTGAAACATTCGCAAAGATCGCTGGTGTATCTGCTTCTAAATTCGCAGATATGTGGGGCAATGAACCGATAGACGCAATCAGTGCTTTCATCGGCGGGCTTGGGAAGATGAACGAAAATGGAGAGGACACAATCTCTGTATTGGATAAATTGGGGCTCTCCGGGATTCGCCAGTCTAATATGCTTCGCGCGTTAGCCCTTGCGTCCGATGTATTGGACGATGCTGTTACAACCGCAAATAACGCTTGGAAAGAAAATGTTGCGCTATCTAACGAGACAAGCAAGCGTTATAAAACGAAAAAAAGCCAGATAGAAATCCTGCGGAACGGGATCAACAACCTGGCTATTTCCATCGGCGATATCCTGCTGCCGATTATCAATAAAATCGTCGCAGGGCTTCAAAATGCAATCGATTGGTTTTCAAACCTCGACGATGGGGTCAAAAAGACGATCCTTATTGTCGGCGGTCTTATTGCGGCAATCTCTCCTGTTGCTGGAATCATATCAGGCATAGCCGGAGCGATGAGCAAGCTGACAGGCACGGTAATACCTGCCATTATTGAAGCGGCAACTAAAATGGGGCCGATTATTACAACCGTTGTAGAGGGAATTTCAAGCGGAATTGGGGCGGCAATAGGTTTTATTACAGAAACAGCTATCCCAGCCGTTATGAGCGCTGTGTCATCTGCGTTCACATTCATAACGGGAACTGTAATCCCTGGGATTGTAACGGGCATAACGACAGCTGTTAACTTTTTGATAGCCAACCCGATCGTTCTGATTATTTCCGCCATTGTAGGACTTGTTGCGCTGATTGCAACAAAGGGCGACGAGATACAGGCCATCCTCCAGCGTGTGGATGATTTCTTGCAGGGCGTATTTACGACGGATTGGTCGGAATCGTTTGGAGTATTGGGGGAAATTTTAAATTTCTTCTTCTCAACAGTAAAATCCATTTGGGATTCCATAAAGGCCGTTTTTGACGGTATTATCGATTTTGTTCGTGGCGTTTTTACTGGAGATTGGGAAAGAGCATGGAAAGGTGTGCAGGAAATCTTTAATGGAATCTTTACGGCGCTTGTTGCCATTGCAAAAGCGCCCCTTAACGGCATCATTGCACTAATCAACATGGTCATTGACGCAATCAACTGGATGATAAACGGTCTGAATAAGATCCACTTTGATGTCCCTGACTGGGTTCCTGTTTTGGGCGGTAAGTCCCTCGGATTTAATATTCCGACCATCGGAAAAATTGCTTATCTTGCCAAGGGCGGAGTTTTGTCCTCCGGCAGCGCAATCGTCGGCGAAGCCGGGCCGGAGCTGCTTACCATGGCCGGTGGGCGTGCCCATGTAATGCCGCTGAACGGAAATGAGCGTGGTGGAATTACCATCGAAATGAACAACACATTTAACGGCTACGATAACGCAGCCGGTGAAGCTGCCGCAAGGAACTTGGTACAGGCGGTCAACCGTGCGCTTGGGAGGGCTTACTGATGAGAAAATTTAAGCTCAAGAACGGTGTCGGCGCCGAATGGGATTTGATGGACAAAACGGCGTACTTCAATGCGCCGGGTGGATTAGGCTTTGGCAAAACCTACTCCACCATCCAAGCCGGAAGCGCATGGCTGGTATCGGATGAATTCCTTAACCAGTATGCCGTGACAGGCGAAATGATATTCTTCGACTATTCCCGGTATCAGGCGTTTATTTCGTTCGTGACAAAAGGCCCGCTTTACCTGATGTATTCCCCGCTGGACACATGGTACAAAATCAAGTGTGAAGTGCAGTCTGCGGATAAGTCGGAGCTGAAATCCGGCTATTTGGCAGTACCGGTTACATTCCTCTGCTTCGGGACTTGGCACGAAGCTGTTAAGGTAACACAAAGTCAAGCGCCAGACCAAGGGATTAAAAGGTATAGCTATACTTATCCTTATTATTACGCAGAAACAGCAACAGGAACTGCAAAAATAAGAAACGGGGATTTGGCATCTCCTTGCAAGCTGCAAATCTTCGGCCCGGTCGTCAACCCGGCTTGGGCGCTTATCAAGGCCGGTACCCGTGTAGCGGTCGGAAAAGTAACCGCAACAATCCCTGACGGGCACAAACTCGTTGTTGATGCTGACCCTGCAACAATGGAGATCGCAGAGTATGCGCTCGACGGGACATACATCCAAAACCTGTACCAGTCCAGCGACTTTTCGACCGGAAGATTTATCTATGCTCCGCCCGGAGAAAGCACTTTGACATTTTCGCACGACGGCACATCGGATATTGTAGCATATGTGGAGGTGGAGAAACTTGCATACTCTGTTTAAGTGCGAAGTATTCGCAAGAGATTTCACATTCCGAAGTTTTGCGCCGATTGAAAGCCCGGAGATACAGTTTGACTACCTGACCCTAGAAAAAACTACTCTCCAGGCCGTAAAGCTGGATGCGAAAAAGGGCGACTTTATAAGCGTTACAGACCAAAATGGGAATGTAGCTTATCAGGGAATCGTTGACGATGTGGAAACAGATAAAACGGGCGTAACGATTTCGGCGCAGCCTCTTATGTCGCTTTTTGACGCAGAGGTATATTTCGATCGCACGACCTCTGCAAAGATTGAGCCTTTTATTGCTTCGATCATCCGAGATAACTTTGTTTCTTCGGGAGATGCTTTGCAAAACATATCCGGTATGACGGTGGAAACGACCTCCGAAACGACCGGTGCGCTCAATCTCAAGGACAACATCCACAGCTTTTACGAAATTATCACGAAATCTCTGACGGCTTACGGCGTAGCTGTCAACATGAGCTTTGACCCGCAGAAAAAGACGATCTCCGTTAAGGTTGGTAAGGTTAGCGAAACGGCGGTAATCGAAACAAATTTGCAGGCCATCGTTGATAAAAACATCATCATCGGTGACAGTACGGGCCAGCTGAACAAGGTGACCATCTACAACAAGTCCGATGAGACGCAGCGCATAACCTACTATCTGCACCCAGACGGCAAGGTCGACACAAACAACACGGACAGAATTACACCTGTGTTTTTTGCGGCGCAGTTTTTGGAAACGGATATCAACTTTGAATCTGCTGCATACAAAAAGGCTTACGAAGCGTTAAGCCCGCAAAAGTATGACAACATGATCGAATTGACGGCAAGAAACGACTGTGGCGTACTTGATACCTCGATGGCCATCGGCACAGAGGTTTTGGTCATTGATGGCGACAGTAGTTACAAATCTATCCTTACCGGCTATGCAAGGTCGCAGGATGTTACAAAAATGACCTTCGGCGTTGTCCGTGCCGATCTTACCAAAATTTTGATCCTTGAAAGGAGGGCAAACGCATGATAACGCTGCTCCAGTATAACGCATCTATCGTCACACCGACGGATGATGCGTATCTGTACAACCACATTATCAACGACAGCGGCATCTTTACCGGCGTTGAGGTAACTACACAGGGCGGGAACATCATCAATGTTTCCGATGGCCGTGGCATAATCCTCGGCCGAAACTTTGTTGTGGAAGCCCAAACGATCAATGCGACGCTTCCGACCAGCGGCTCTGTCCCCGGTCGATTGCTTATCCAAATTGACATGGCAAACACCGAAGCACCGATTTCTTTTGTGACACAGGCGCAAGACCCGCTTCCGGCGCTGGTGCAGGAGGATATCAATGCAAGCGGTACTGTGTACCAGCTGCCGATAGCCACTTACACAGCCCAGCCCACAATGATCTCCGATTTGCAGTATGTAGCGCACACCATCAGCCCCGGTACTGTTGCGAGCTTTAACGGCCGCACCGGAGCGGTGACACCGCAAACCGGCGATTACACCGGCAGCCAAATCAAAATCCCCGGCTACAAGCAGGCAACCTCCCGGCAGAATGTAACCACAACAGACACGGTAACGCAGGCCATCGGAAAGATGGAGTACAAGATAAACCGGGCGGTTGTTATTAAGCAGCTTTCGCTTCCTACGGCATCTTGGCTCGGCTCCGAAAGTCCCTACAGCCAGACGGTAACCGGCCTTGGGACTACTGCCAATAGCAAGGTTGATATCCAGATCGACACCGCCGCCTACAACACCATGGTTGATAGCGGAACCGGCGCTATCTATGTAGCGAACGACAACGGCACTATTACGGCCTATGCCTTGGGCGACAAGCCGACCGCGGATATTACCTTACAGGTAGCGATTTCGGAGGTGGTGAAAGGGTGAGCCTCGTCGGAAGATACACAACCCCAACCCACATTTTTACCGTCCCGTTTGATACCGGCACCATCTCAATGATGGCCGTTATCTACAAGCAGGGCGGCAATGTCGTACTTGTAAAAGACCTTGAGGATTGCACGCTGGGAGATAAAACCGTTTCCTGTACTCTTACAGAGGAGGAAACTTCACTTTTCAAACCAAACCCGCAGGTGCAAATACAGCTGCGTGTTGGTATTGGCAATGCGCGGCTTAACTCCAATATCCTCAATGTATCTGTAGCAGATGTCCTTAAAGATGGCCTTTTGGATGATATCGCGGGCGGTGATACAAAATGATTTTTCAGACTACATTCCAATCCTCTGAAAACCAGTTTCAAACCGCTTTTGCATCTCCGACATCTACTTTTGCAATTACATTCGGCAGCGTGGTTGGCGTAGCGGCGGAAGTCTATAAGGGCGATTACACGGTTACCCCTTCTGTTACCGACCAACTGCTGTTGACAAAGGAAAAAATGTTGAAAGATAACATGACCTTTAAAGGCGTACCAAAACAAATCGTAGACAACCCCTCTGGGGGACAAACAGTAACTATAGGAGGCTGAAAATGGCTGACACTAAGTACAATTCCAAAATAATCTTTTACGGCGAAACCCTCATGGATTTGACCGGCGATACAGTTGATGCTGCAAGCCTGCTTAAAGGCAAGACAGCGCACGACAAGACCGGCGCTCCCATTACCGGCACCTGTCCGTATGATGCTGATACTTCTGACGCAACCGCTACTGCTGCGGAAATCCTTAATGGCAAAACCGCCTATGTGGACGGCGCTAAAGTGACCGGCACCATGCCGAACAAGGGCGCTGTAACCCTTTCCATTGTAGACAAATCCCCGGTAGCAATCCCTGCCGGTTATCACGATGGCTCCGGCTCTGCTGCCATCGACAGCACCGAAGCCGCAAAAATCATTGCTGGGAACATTAAATCCGGTGTGTCCATCCTTGGCGTAACCGGTGATTACGCCGGTGAGTTGACCAAGGGCCAGAAAAAGACCGTAACCCCGGCCAAAGCACAGTTTAGCGTCCTCCCCGATGATGGCTATGACTTCCTTTCTGAGGTAGTCGTAAACGGAGTGCCGATTGCTTATGCCGATAACCCCGCAGGAGGTCAGACAGTAACGATTGGAGCGTGATTTGAATGGCGGTAAACAAGGTGGAGTTCTACGGAAACACCCTCATTGATATTTCCGATACGACCGCCGACGAAAGCTCCGTTGTTGCCGGAAAGCAGTTTTACAAAGCAAATGGCGCAAGAGCGACCGGGACCGCCGACTACCAGCAGAAAATCACCACGCAAACCGTTTCTTTAAGTTCTTCATGGAGCGGCAGCGGCCCGTATTATCAAACGATACTTACGGGCCAAGCCGCCGGTCTCCAAGTCAACCTCAACCCCACTATTGACCAGCTGGCAGCACTCGCAGATGCTGGTGTTACCTCGATGGTGGCGGCAAATGAAAACGGAACGGTAAAGATATACGCAGCTGGTGCGGCTCCTGCGGCGATGAGCCTACAAATCACAAAGATTATGACTTATTAAGGAGGACAATAAAATGAGCATAATTTACGGTAACCCAATCATTGCAGGTGGTGGCGGCCTTGAGCTCGTGGCAAATGTCGTTGACGGGGCAACCGTTACCGCTACCCTTGGTAGTAAGACAGTGACAGGCGTTTCTGTTGGTGGGCAAGTACGGCTTAAAATACCGCAGGAGGGCAAGTGGACTGTTTCTGCAACAAACGGGACGATGGTATCTGCCCCGCAGGAAGTCAGTGTTCCTGCCACAGTTGACCTCGCATTACCTTCACATGTGCTGAACGATACAAGCTGGGCAATAATTAAGCAGATGTCTGACGCTGGCGAGGGTGCAAACTTCTGGGCTGTCGGCGACTGTAAGGAAGTGACCATGAACGGCAAGGTTTCCGATGGTCTTACTCTTACGAATTACACCACTTGGGTATTTATTATTGGATTCGACCACAATAAAGAGCGTGAAGGAACAGGAATCGCATTTATGGGTTTCAAAACGAAACAGACCGATGGTAAATTTGTGTGTTTGACTGATGACAATTATAGTAACTATGCTGGTGCGGGTTTTATCATATATCCACAAACGGGAGATTATAGTACAACTAAATGGAGTGAATGCTATATGCGGAATGTTGTAATGCCGCTTATCAAAGCAGCATTTCCAACTGACCTACAAGCAGTTGTCAAAACATCATCCATATACAGCGAACAGATTTCAGGCAATAATATTACGATGGCAGCGTTCAATGAGGAAGTCTACCTGTTGGCCGAATATGAAGTTTTTGGCACACGCACATATGCCACAACATCTGAACCCAATTTCTTAAAGCAATACGCCTATTTTGCTGCTGGAAATAGCAAAGTAGCATATAGGCACAATTATCCAAATAATAAAGCCCAATGGTGGGAGCGCTCCATGTGTGCAGGTGATTCATTACGACATTGCAAGGTTTCTGATAATGGTTCTGCTGATTATAAGTCATATGGCTATTATTCATATGGCGTAGCTCCATGTTTTAAGGTATAACATATGGACTACATTTGTTTTAATCGTTTTAAGCAAAACGCCTTGTGCGGTGAAGTAAACATTCGATATGGCACAAAACTTGATGAAGCCAACAATGTAATCAGCTACTGCGGGAACCCCATTTGCTATATAAAAAGCCAAAACGCCTATGATTATTTCGCAAGGAATGATGATGGGAAAGGCTTGGTTCGTGGGAAACTGACAGCAGAAATAATCAAACTGCTGAATAACCGCAAAGACGGAAAGTACCAAGACCGATGGGATAGGATTTGGGATGATTTATCCTTGCTGAAATACAAACGCCCCGAACACGATGACTATTGGTTGTGGAACTATGATTTTTTCAATGCTTCGATTGAGGAGCTGAACAGAATTAAATCCATGATACTGGAGGTGTGACAATGTATAAAATCAAAGCAGAGGGCAAGGAATACTATTCCGACACCTTGGTATATGTGAAGAAGGCTCTAAATGGGTGCTATGTTCCTTGTTTGGCAGAGGAATCCAAATATATTGTTGGTAAAGTGCCTAAAGATACTATCTTTGAAGGCGCTATTGTTGAGCCAATGAATGGCGGCGATGAATTCTCCAAGGCGAAATCAGAGATGAACGAAATGCTCCAGTTAATCGCTGACGCAGTAGAAGAAAAATACCAAGAAGATTTGGAGGTAATTAACAATGTATAAGATGATGAAAAAGCTAATTGAAAAGAAGTTTTACAAGACTGCTGCGGAAGCACAGGGAAAGCTGGATGTGTTCTTTGCTTGTAATAGACTTACAAACGACGAGTACAGCGAACTGACGACGCTGGTAGAAACGACCTATACGGAGGTGTAAGCCTATGGAGCCGAGCGTAATTGTGGCGATAATCACAGGAATTGCTTCAGTAGCAGCGGTTGTTATCACCAACAACAAAAGCAACATAGAGCGTGACAACAAGGCCGATATCGAGCGAGCCGTGACCAACGAGAAGCTGGACGAGCTTACGAGAGAGGTAAGACGGCACAACGGCTTTGCGGAGAGAATACCCATCTTGGAGGAACGGACAACCACCCTCACCAAAAGAGTAACCAACCTTGAGCAGAAGAAAGGAGCTTGACTATGAACGAATTTGTAACCTGGACAACCCTTGGAACCTATGCCGGCGCTGTGATGATGGTCACTATCATCACCCAGTTTTTGAAGCAGACCCCCCTCAAGAACATCAACACCCAGCTGCTTGCTTACATCATCTCTGTGGCCATCCTCATCGGAGCCGAAGCCTTTAACGGCTCTGCTCTGACGGTGCAGGGCGTTATCCTGTGTCTGCTTAATGCGGTTATCGTGGCCTTGGCTGCCGGTGGTACTTATGATGCTACCACAACGGGGATGGTTAAACACACTGATGCGGCTATTTTGGATGCCGAAGGAAAGGGGGAAGCCTAATGGCTTTCCTCTCTCCCGACAATGTACGCTATGATAACGGCGTAAAAATCTGTGAAAAGCTTATTCCTGATAGCGCCGTATGGAACCGAGACTATACCGAGGCCGGTTATACATACCGCAAAGGTACGCAGTACAAGGCAAACCGGGCGTTATCCGCCATTAACGGTGTGACTATTCACAATACTGGTCGGATTAAAGTCCCCAACGGTACCACAATGGCCGAGCAGTACACCCGTGCAACTTATCCCAACTGCAATATGGGGTCTGTCCGTGTCCACTACTATGTGGACGAGAACGAAGCATGGCAGAACCTTGACGAAAGCGAGGTTGGCTGGCACGCTGCCGATGGAAACTATGGCCCCGGCAACAGCACTACCATCGCCATCGAGATCATCATGGACGGAACTGATGCCGAGTATAACCGGATTGCCGAAGATAACGGTGCAAGACTTTGCGCTGCTATTCTAAAACGGCATGGCTTGGACGAAGCCGCAGTCTACCAGCACCATGACTGGTACGCAAGGAAAGATTGCCCTGCCTATATCAGACCGCACTGGAGCGCGTTTTTGGCGTTGGTGCGGCAGTATCTCAATGACGATACGCAGGTGCCGACCGATTATGATAAGCTGGTCGCCAAGCTGGAAGACATCAAAGAAAAATACAGAACCGAACACGCATCCGCACAGGCATTGCGTGGCAGAATTTTAGCCGCCATCGAACAGTACGATACGGTGGCAAAATAACTCACTTTGCAACTCACTTTTGTTCCGAAAGTGAGTTTTTCATGCTTTTTTCAGCGGAATGAAAGTCGGAAAAACCGCTTGATTCCTACACTTTACGGCAATAACATAATTTTGCGTGTGGGTTCAAGTCCCATCTTCCGCACCAACGAGAAAGCCAGTAACCATGCGAG